GCAGTATTTTCTGCTGTTGGTTGATACGTGGTAATATCTTCTTGATCAGAAAATCTAATGAGTAAATCGTCTTGTGAGGTTGTTGTGCCAATAGTGTTTTCTGTTCCCATAAAAACTAAATGCCTGTCTGGTGTGGAAACTAAACTTAATCTTGATGCTGTTGGTGCACCAGATATTGCAGTAGCTCTTGTGCTTACACCTGATGAAGTGTCCCATTTAAAAGCTCCGCCATTTAAAGCTGTTGCAATGAGATCTTCACCAAAGTTGTCTAATGACCATTGTCTTGCTTCTAATGTTACATTTGATGTTGATCTAGGTGTGCCCCATGTTGAAGCTCCCCATGTATCTGTGCCCCAACCAAAAGCTGAAGTAGATACCTCAGGACCGATACTTATTTGATAATTCATATTACCTGTACCGCCTCCACCTGACGTAGACCCAGAGGCAGTGCTAGTGTGTGTTACTACATAAGCCGCTGTGTTAACTATAGAAGTAATTTCAAATTCTTGATTCATATCAAGACCATCAATAGCTGAAAAAGAATCAAAGGTTACAAAGTCTCCTTTGGAGGCTCCATGATCAGCATCACTGACTACTACAGAAGTGGTTGCATTGGTGGTAAAAGGATTTGTTCTTGATTGTGTTCTTCTAATAGGAGTAATGTCGTAAGCTAAACCTTCTTCTATGACGTAAAGTTTTCTATCTGTGCCAATTGCATCATATCGTGTGCCATCTAAAGCTACCCAAGCATGTTGATCACGAGCCACACCTACTAAAGTGGTAGAGATAAACTTCTCCCATCCTTTGATTTTTTGTGGCAATCCTTGAAAAAAGCGTACATTATCACCGTCTGTCCACTTGCCTTCGCCTGTGTAATCGGTTACTTCTTTATTGATGCCTGGTGCTGGTCTAAAATTAACTAAGGGCATGAAGCATAATATACAGTAAAATTTATAATTTTAAAGATACTAAGACTAATTAGATCCTTTATGTTCAGGAAATATATTAATATTTAAAGACATTGATAGCCTGTAATCTTCCGCAAAGTTTTCAGAAACACTGTGCTTTGTATAGCCAGGAAAAAATAATAACATGTTGGGTTCCAATTCAACTGTTTTTTCAAAATCATCAAATTTCATCATCACTGGGTTTGGCACTGATAAGTAAAAAGCACTTGCAAAATTACACATATGTATATGATTTACTGTAAAATCTCCTTTATTGTGTCTCATTGCCCATGAATTAAATATCTCAAATTTTAAAGGAGCAAAGGGATGAGGAGTTCTTAAAGTCCAAATGTTAATCAACGTTTGTGTAATTTTTTTATGTAAATACTCAAAATCTGGATTTTCTAATAAAGCATTATAAGCGGTCATAGATGCTTGCACATTAGTTCTTCTCTGCATTTCATCTTTGTAGGTCAACTTTTCAATTTGTTTAGTGTAAAAATATAAAGTTTTTTCATCCTCTAAAAAATTTCTTATGATATAGATACTATTAATAGAAGAGCAAGACGTCTGTATTAAGTCAAGATTCATTTTTTTTTAGAAATTAAAGATCCCACATGTCCTCTATATGCTCTGTTGCCAAAGTGTGTTAAGGGCATGGCGAGGTCCGCCCATATTTCTCCTCCACATTCTTCAGTCCATAGTCTTGAAAAATAGTAATCCTCTGATAAATATCTTACCATGTTTAAAGTTTTGTAGGGGCCCACTGCAAAAAAATCATAACAATTATCAGATCTATAGTGAAGTCCATTTACAATTTGATCAGTTTCATATTTTCTTTCAGGAAATTTTTTCATCATTTTTCTAAACACTTCTCTTTTAACTAACATCATTCCTGTCGCAGCCTCATTAACTTTAAAAAATCCATTCTCCCCAGAGATTTCTTCTGGTTTATCAAAATTAACATTGTATCCTAACGCTTTGGCTTCTATTTCTTCAACACTAGCATCTGGATTATTTTTTAAAATTCCTTTTATTTTTTCTAAATGTATGTGTTTTCTAGGATAGATACCGCAGACAACGTCTTTATCCGCACAAAGTAATCTTTCAACATTTTGCCAATTAAATCCTATATCAGCGTCAATAAATAATAAGTGAGTAGCCGCAAAATCAGTTTGATCTAACATCATAGAAACTAACGTGTTACGTGCCCTAGTTATTAAACTTTCATTTCCCATGGTTTGTATTCTCATTTTAATACCACTGTTTGCTGTATAGTTTTGTAGTTCTAATAAGCCATGTAAAGTGGGTTCCGTAAGTAAACCGCCATACATGGGCATACCTAAAAATATTTTAAAGTTTTTATTCTTGAGATCTTTTGGGTCTATCATTTTTTATCCTTAAAATATGATGGTAATCCTGGCATAGGTCTATTGTCATAAATATTAGTTTCTCCAAAAGGACCATTTTTATCGTTGTAGTGCAAAAATACTTGTCCACAATCGTATCCTTCAAATGGTTCTCTCCAGTGTTCTAAAATAGTTCCTTTATAAACCAACATGTCCCCTGGTTCTAAATCCACTCTTATTCCTTTTTCACCTTCGTTTCCTGAAGGTTCTAAATAAATAGGCCAATCATCTCCACCTAAATTAAGGGTGCAGGATATTTCACAAGACTCTCTGTCTTTGTGTCTATGTAAGGTATCTCCATATTTATATATTCTTGCATAAGAATAAGTAGGGACTAATTGCAGCTCTGTAACTTTTTGCATGGTAGGCAATACTCTAGTCAACAAAGTTTCCATTGCAACATCAGCATAGTGTGAATAGGTATCAGGTATTTGCTCATCTTTCCACGTTCCCCAAGTTTCATCAAAGGGGGATACATAACGTTTTTCTTTTAAATGTTGTGCCACAGCTCTTTTATTTTGAAAATAAATATATACAAAACCCGCCAACTCTTTTGATATGGCTTCTCTTATGACTGTATAATTATTCTTTTGAAAGAAGTTTTCTTTTTTACTTTTTGCCATTTTTTCTCCTATCTAAATGGGTGTCCTAAATTCCAAATTACTAACGAATAACGTGTTCCCTTTGTAACTGGAGCTACTCTATGCCATACAAATGATGGAAAAACTATAATTGAACCTTTAACTCTTGCAGCCTCTGAAGTTTGTATAACAGGCTTACTGTCTTTATCGTTACGATAATCAAATTCTAAATCTCCACCTTCATATGAATCACCACTAGCTAACGAAACTGTAACAGAAAGCTTTCTAACTAAACCGTGAGAAATTTCACGAGGTTTATTGTATGGTCTTGGCCATGCGTCTTGATGCCATGTATAATGTTGTGTTTCACGATACTTCGTAAATTGACAAGACTCTGAATAATGCCAATCAAAATTCCAACCTGCTTCACGATTAGCTTGATGTATGTATGGTCTTATTTCTTTATATATCCATTCTTCGTTCAACCAACAAATTGATGAGTTTCTAGTTTTATATAGTTGAGAAATATCTTTGTCATCTTTTGGTGGTTTATTTTGAAATTCGCCTGTTAAGGCCGTTTGCTCCGTTTGTTGTTCACCGTATGCAATTATATCGTCACAAATGCGAGAAGGAACTGCTTCTTGAAAAACATACCAGTAATTTTCTAAATTCATAATTTCTTAATTTTTTTAATAGTACCTAAACATTAGAAATAAATCAATATGTTTCAAGATTAAATTTAAACGACAAAAAAATATTTGATTCTTCGTTATCATGAGGAGTAAAGTAATGTTTTAAACCTGAATTAAATAGATAAAAACGATTTTTTAATACAGGAACTCTCCATCTTAGATTTTTTTCTCTACCCTCTTTTGTTACAAAAACAATGTAAGAATTTTTTTTCCCTGTTTGTAAAGTATATAAACATGATAGATCAGGTGATTTTAAAAGATCAAACGGATCAATATGATCATGGCAATTTATGAGTTCATTCTTTTTTTGAATAAGACCAGACTTATCTAACCATACAGGTAGTTTTTTATATTGAAGACGGTAATGATCACGAATGTAATCATGTATCCAAGTAATATTTTTATCATCATCAATTTTTATGTAGTTTTTAAAATCACTAAAAAAATCTTTGCTTAAAAAATTATTTGATTCTTGATTGTCAATTATATTCTTTTTTATTTTTTCAAAATCTATTTTCTCAGTAAGAATAGATTCGATCTCTCCATAAACTATAGATTGTTCTGTAAGAAGAACTTTTTCTAACATTTATATTTTAGATAGATACCCACGATGATGTTGAGGTGTCCCAACGAAAAGACTCTAATGAATCGCCTTCGCCACTTTTTGCAATCCAACGAGTATTATCTTCATCCCATGAAATTTGAAGAGTTCTGACAGGGTCACTGAGTTTGTATGAAGTCGGATATGTGACAGGAGATTCCCATGCACAAGTTGTTTCGTTTAAAGTCCAAGAGGCATATGGTTTAGCATTATAGAAAGCATCACGAGTTGAATCATAAATATCACCTATACCAGCAAAATTTTTTCTAAAAGCTTTAGATTGATCCGCAGATTCTGATCTAATTCCATTTTCATCTTGTGTATAATGTTTTCCATTTAAAGTATTGTA